TCTCCATCTCCATCTATATCTAAATCAAAATCTCCTGATCTAATGTTTGCTGGTATTGCTGTTTCAGCACCTAAGGAATTTACTTCGTTAACCCCAACTTCGTGTTCATAATAAACAGAAGCCCCTGCTGATACACCATTTACTATAGGAAATGTTGGCGTGGCTGCCGCGATATATTTAGTTGCATGAGGATAATCGTATACAGAAGCATCAGCCCACGTTGTTCTTGATTGAGAACCTACTGTTGCACTTGCCATAGTCCCCGTTGTCCAAACTTTTTCACCATAATTATATGTTACTACTCTATCTATTTCAGAAGAATTCGCTTTAGTGTAGAACCACATTATCTCTTGGAATAAACTATTATGAGCTGCAAAAACTGTTTCACTCGCATCATAATTAATACCTAAATTATCTCCTGTTGTTGCGAATACAAAATCCTCAACCAAACTTGGAACAGAAACAACTGTACCGTCAAATGCAAAAAAGCCTCCAGAATCACCCATCCAGAACACAATACCTTGTGCAAAGACCACCGCATGCTGACCAAGACATCCGCAATTAGATCCAACTTTTCTAATACTAAACGTAAAAGGCGGTCCTACAAATTGCATTGAATAAGCAGCATCATCTGTAAGTATTAATATATAATCCTTTGCTCTAACTGCTGCGACTATTTTAGTTCCAGCATCTAATCTAAACGTACCCGCTGTGTTTGTTGATGTTGGAGCATATACATCATAATCCTCTTGATCAGAAAATCTAATTAACATTTTATCTTGTGTGCCACCTGGTAATGTTTCATTAGTGCCAAGATGTATTAAATGTCTATCTCTATCTGATACTATAGTCATAACAGATGTCTGAGGCATAGAAGCATTTATAACTGCTCTTGTTTGTAATGCATTTGCAGCTGATGGATCCCAAGTAAATGTAGGACCATTGTGCATTGTTGCTATTAATATTTGACCAAAATTATCTAAAGACCAGTTTGCAGGATCTAATCTTATTGAAGTTTGTACTTGAGATGCTTGACCCCAACCCACGAAAGTTGCTGCATCATAAACGATTGCATTATCTGCGTGAGCTGCAGCTGTTGTTCCTTCTACTCCTCTAACACAACCTGTAAAATCTGTCGCAGTTTTACCAGTATAAGTTATTAATTCATCATCTATTAAAATAGTCCCCGTTGCAGCAAAGCCTGTTGTAGAATCAACTACTATAGTTGCAGTTGAATTATTTATTCCCCCCATTACATTAATTGCAGTTTGAGTAACTGTTGAACTAAAACCACCCCAGTTAAATGTACCAAAACCAAAACCATAAGTTTGACCAAATGGACCAAAATCATAATAAGGATTACACGTTGCAGTTCCAGAAGTTCCTGTTGCGGATGAAACTACAGGCATTGTAATTGTAAACGTTCCTGATGTAGGTGTAGTTATAACTTCAAAAGCATTTGTAAAATTAGCCGCTGAGAATCCTGTTGGCGGTGTGACTGAGCTAAATAAGACTATCTCTCCAACAGCTAAACCATGTCCGGCTTTATTAACCGTAACTGTTGCAGATCCTGTCAATGTGGTAAATGTACAAGAAGTAAGTGGTGTGCTTAATGGTGTAATATCATAAAACGCACCTTCAAAGTAAATAGCTAATACTTTATTAGTACCAATAGCAGCATATCTATTACCGTCTAAATCTGACCATATCCATTGGTTCCTAGCAGCGCCTACTAGAGTATCTGCTAATATTTCTGACCAACCCCCTATTTTTTCAGGGTTTCCATAACGAAATCGTACATTATCCCCATCTATCCAGCGACCTTCTGCTTGAGATGCAGTATCTTGCTTGTCAAATCCTGGTGCTACTGGTATTTTTTTTAAAGGCATAGATCATTATACCTTATATTCAGTCAAGTTGAAATATGGAGTTATTTTGGAGTGTATAAATACTTAAACTCTGAAATACTACAAAAATACTGAGCCTGTTCATATGTTTCTACTATAGGAAATTTAGCAAGGTTAAAAGAAGTGTTTAATAATACTGGTACTTTTGTTATTTTATAAAATTCTAATATTAAATTATAATAATTATAATTTTGTTCTTGCGTCACTGTTTGAATTCTACAAGTATTATCAACATGTACAATAGATGGAATTTTTTCAATAGCTTGTTGTTTAGCATCCACTGCAAAACTCATATGTGGAGATTCTTTTAAAGTAGCAATATCAAACCAATCATGAACATGTTCTAACAATATTGTTCCAGCCAATGGTCTCCACCACTCTCTTTTTTTAAAATCATTAACGATATGTTTTGCATCTTTATTTCTAGGGTCAAACAAAATGGATCTATTTCCCAATGCTCTTGGGCCCCATTCACTATCTCCTTGAAATATTACTAATGGTTTTTGTTCAAGTAAAATATCTACTGCTTCTTTTATATTATTTATATTTATCATAAAAAATACATGCTCCTATGGATGTTCCCCCATCATGAGGAATAGGGTCGACAAAGAAATTAAAGTCAGGAAATTTTTTTACATACTTAAAATTGTTACTACAATTTAAAAAATAACCGCCTGACAATACAAAATTTTTAATCTTTTTATACTCGTATGCTTTTTGAATTAAATCACAAGTAGTGTTAAATGATTTTTCCTGTGCCTCTTTAGCTAACTCCACATGTTTATAATTTAAATTATATTTGTTATATGCATAAGCATAAGAAGAAAGACCCATTAATTTTCCTGCGTCGCTTCCTTTAAAACCAATTAACTCGCATATCCTAGTAAAATTGAATCCTCCTACACTGCCTGATGAAAAATCATATTGAGTATTATTTATATATTTAACATGTACATAATTAGCATAATTTTCAACTTCATTTTCTATGTGAATAAATCTTCTATTACTTAAATGTTGGTAAATTGTAAAAAACAATTTTCTGTTTATGTAAAATATAGATTCTATTTCTTGATATAGATCATTAAAGGGTTGTGCTCCTCCTCCATCTATAACAATAGCCATAGCCTCATCTAATTTTGAAAAATAAAAAGAATTTAAAGCATGGTAAATATGGTGTTGATTTTTATTAAAAAAAAACGGTGGATTGTCTAATTGTTTTTGAATAACTTTAATAATTTCTTCATCGGTAATCGTAGACTCTGTAGAGTTTTTATCCAACAACCTTCGAAAGGAAGCATAACAAACTAAATCGGGTTTGAAATTAATTTTTTTAGCTATACTTATTATATGATTTTTAAATTCTTTAACATTGTCCGGCCAATATTTATTTAAATTAAATCTTTCTTCGTACCAAAGATTTTTTACTTCATTATCTTCATAAACACATACTGAAAAATCATGTGAGATATTAACCCCTAGTATTTTCATATTTTTAAACTTATTCACCTTTTATTTTAGTTTCTATAAATGTTTGTTTATTAGCTATTTCTTCTTTAAATTTTATTTGCCAATCTAAAACTATTTTTACTAAATTATTACCAAAATGTTTTAGATTCTCATCAGATAAATGAAGTTTTCCTTTTCTAAATACTATAAGTCTTTCTTTCCAAGAGAATTCAATATCACAAGAGCCATTATCGTATTGTTTAAATTTCATTTTATATAAATTATTTTTTCATTAGGATCTTCAAAAGCTACATTAGTAAAATTAAAAGCAATTGTAATTCTATCCTTAGTATAATTAAATTTTCTAACTTCATGTACTAAATGTCCATGAAATAAAACAAATCTACCTTTTTTTTCATGTACAGTCAAATCATACTCTGGAAAATAAGTCCCAGGTCCAGGACCATCTGTTAAGTATAAAATACCTGAAAAAGCAGTGCTTCCTTTATGATCATGAAGTTTAGCATAACTATCTTTATTATAGATATTAGCCCAAGCTCCTTGTATCACAAAATTATATTTGTAAATAGAATAAATTTGTTTTTTTATTAATTTTAAAAAATTATGAAAATTTTTATTCTCATTTAAAAAAGTAAATCTTGTATGTTTTCCAACAACATTTGTATATCTATGATAATATTCTTTATTTTCATTAATATCTTTTAATAAATTATCAATAATGGAATCATCATTTATTTCATCTATAAGAATAAATGTATCTAACGGAATATTTTTTCTTAAAATTTCTGTCATTTTATATAAATATCATTTCCTATTACAATTGCATCCAGTTGTGTGTTTTGAAATAATTGTAATGCTTGAAAAGGTTTAGAACAAATAGGCAAACCGTTAATATTTAAAGATGTATTTAAAAAAATAGGTATACCAGTTAATTTATAAAAATGATTTAAAAGCATGTAATAATAATTATTGTTTTCATAATTAATGGTTTGAATCCTGCAAGAATTATCTACATGAGTAATAGATGAAAATTTTTCTTTTTCTAAAATTTCTGTCACGAACAACATATACTCGCTTTTTCCTTTAAAGTCAAAATAATTACTTACAAACTCTTCTAAAACAGTAGCTCCAAATGGTCTAAACCACTCCCTTTTTTTTACATTATTGTTTAAAATTTCTTTACCATTTTTAACAGTGGGACTCATTAAAATAGACCTGTTACCAAGAGCTCTTGGTCCAAGTTCTCCATGTCCTTGATACCATCCTACAATTTTTTCTTTTGCTAATAGTTCTGCTGTTTTATTTATTGTTTCTAAGCTTGGAAAAGAACTTGGCGCAACATCGTCTTGCCAATAAGGAAAATTAGTATTTTCAAAAGGTTCTTGTTTAAAATGTTTTCTTAAAAATTCAATTAACCCCAACGATAATCCATCATCAGGGGAATGAGGAGGTATTATTAAATTTGAAAATTCTTTTTTTAATAATCCGTTAATAACAGAATTTTGTGCAACTCCTCCAGAATATGTTATTACATCATTTTTATTTGCATTATTTTTAAAATAATTCAATATTATGTTTTCACATTTATGATGGATAGAAGCTAATCTATTTAACGGGTTTTTTTCCTTTTTAGTATTTAAAGTATAGTATTTTCTTTCTGAAAATAATTTTTGTATTTCAGTTATGTCGTCTTTAAATAAATTACAAAAATCATTATTTATTTTTCCATAAGATTTTAAACCCATTAGTTTTCCAGACAAATCTAAAGAATGCCCAGATATATTATTACTATTAGCTAAAGATCCTAACATTCTTCCTATAGATTCTGCATCATCTATACTCCAAGATTTTATTAATTTTTCATTTTTAAATATTGAATATGTTTTTTCAAAATCACCTACTCCATCTAGTACAAAATCTACATCAGACCTATCTATTAATGGCCATAAACTTAACACATGTGCAAAATGATGATCAATTTTAAAAAATGGACATTTAAATTTATTAAAAAACCAATCATTTGGTTTTAACTCTTCTATCAAGTTATCTGTATAATAAGGAAGATTAAAAAAAGACATGTCCGTAACATAAGCAACGGCATCAATATCTGTAATGTTAATTTTCCACTTGTCTAAAACATATTGAATAAAATAATAATCAATACAACCAAAATGTTTTTGATTAAATTCTCTTTCAAATTTTATATATTTTATTTTTTTACCACAACTATAAGAAATATTTGCATCATGATTTCTAAAACTTACTCCCAAGAAATTCATTTTTGAATTCCAAATAATAATCTTTTATCTTTAAACCATTCTTTATTTAATCCGTTTTTATCCACATAATGTAAAAAGGTTTGAGCCTGCCAATCTCCTTTAAATTCTTCTCTCCAATGTTCTATTTCACATCCTAAATATATTGCAGCATCTCCCGGTTCCATATTTATTTCTGTCCCGTCCATATATATCGGCCAAGGTGCTCCATCAGACCCAATCATAACAGTCACACTTACTTCACAAGCTGGTCTGTCTTTATGTTTTTTTAAATCAGCATTTGTTGTATACATTCTCCAAAATGCATAGGTAGGAAGTAGTTCTAATCCAGTTTCTTTTTGCATTAATTCTAATTTGTTTACCATTAATGATTCCATTAAAGGATCCCCATAAAAAAAAGTATCCCCATTATCATTTTGATCAAAATCAAAAGAATCAAAATTTAATCTATGTTTAATTCTACAATAATCATTTAATAATTTAATTTCTTCTTTTGTTAAGAAATTTTTTATTAATTTATATTTAAAATTTTTAATTGTATTCATATTATTTAAATTTAATAAAAAAGGGTTGTACTATTCTCATTTCTGTATTTTTGTCTTGCAATGGACGATGATTTATTTGTGGGTCATAAAAAACGCATCTATTTGGTTTTGCCCCCACTATTACATCGGGCTCAATTTGATGAATGTTTTCTTCTATTCCTGAGAATATCCCGGTACCATCTTCTAAACTAAAAGAATTATAATGAACTATTCCTGCCACATCATGACTTACTGAATCTTTGTGTGGTCTAAGCCCGTATTTAAAAACATGTTCTAATTCTTTTGAATATATTTTCCTAAAAAAAGTATCTAAAGTATCTATTTTAAAACCAGTTTTTTTCTCAAAAGTTTGTATAAATATTTGTAATTGTAAATTACCTTTTTTAAAATTTTTAGTTTCATGGCAAGGATAAGCGTTTGTTCTATTAAAAAAATTATCCCCATTAGGTTGCCAAGTTATTGAATAAGTATTTAACATTGAAGACGAAAGCATAAAACTAAAATCGTTTTCTTCATAAAAATTATCTATTATTTTTAAATTCATATTTTATAATGCCCAAGCCACAACTGAATATCTTTTTCCTTTAGTCACTGGTTTTACTGTATGTGGAAATAAAAAATTACTTGGCCAAACAATCATTCTATTCGGTTTAACTTCTATTTCCCATTCCTCTGATCCATCTGGATTCCTAAAACATAAATTTCCACCCTCGTAATCATTATTTAGAAGCAAAATACAGCTCATTGTTCTTGGTATGTCTGCGAAATGATCTACATGCCAAGTATAAAAACCAGTGTTTTCATATTTTAAAATTTCTATATCAAAGATATTTCTATATTCATAATCTAAAATATTGGCATCAAATTTAAACTGTTTTAAATTTTTGTTAAAATAAAAATGAAGTAAATTAAACCAGTGCACTTTAGAGATTGAGTTATCTAAATTAGATAAAGGCAAGGTATAGGTTCTTCTTACATTAAAATCTGTAATATTTTTACCACCACCACCAATTTTAGCTTCATTAAAATTTGTAATATTTGCAAAACGAATTAAATTTGACAAAACATTCCACGGCAATACTTCATCATAAATTTTTATAAAATTTTTTATCTCCATGACTTTTTACTCCAAAATTTTTCTTTGTATGTATTTAATAAAGTAAGTCCGTAAAACATTCTTGAATTCTGTATTTCTTTTTGTACTCTAGGTTTTAAATTCATTTTCCAAGAATCTCTCTTAAATGGTATAATTTGAACATATGGAGTTCCTTTTTTTATAAGAGTTTCAAGAACAGGGTATTTATCTCCATTAATTATGATAGGAAAATTTATTTCATTTGTGAAACTATCTGTATCTACAATTCCTGGTATTATAGAAAATCTATCGTCGTGATTATTTAATGGAGGTACAAACAAACAAGAATAACCCTTAGGTGTTTTAATTTTCCAAGGATTTATTATTTTATAAAAAGGTAGATTTTTATTTTTTTCTACAAAAGGAGATCCTTTTAATTGCATTGTCGCATGATTATCAAAAGCAGAATTTAAATTTATACATTTTGCAGCCATTACTTGAGTTTGGTCATGCAGTCCGAAACTTTGAAAAGAATCTTTAATTTCTTCTCCTTTTTGATTTTTATTATCTACGTTATGCCTTACATAAAAATCCTGAGGCATTTTTAATAAATATCCAGATGTTAAAGTATCTAAAAAAGGCATACATCCTTTTATTGTTTTTAACTCTATGGTATGTTCTAATTTTTTAAACCATTCAGGTATGTTTAGTTTTGTAGGTATTGGATAATCTTCTTTTTGTGCAAAATAATCCTCATGTGCACTAAACTCTATTTCTTTATCTAACATGTGCAAAGAATAACAAGTTTAAGGAATTTGTAAAGTATTTAATGAGGGTAAGTTTTGATCTTTAAAATATTGTTCTAATGATTTATTTAAAGGAAATTCAATACTGTTTAAATTTAAACTATTTAATTGATTATAGTAATTATCCCATTTACTAAATAAAACATGGTTTTTATTATTATCTGTAAATTGTTTAATTTGATATTTAACCTTTTCGATATAGTCTTTTAAAAATTGTTTTGCAGTATATCCTACTGTTTGTTCCCCTGTTTTTGAGTCAGTTAAAATAAAATCTTTAAAAAAAATTTCGCAATCGATATATGTAATAATATTATTATTATATTTTGAAACTGATTTATTATTGTATTTTACTAAATCAAAATTAGATTGAGAATCTTCTATAATTTTATAACTGTTTTTATCTATATTTATATTGTCTAACTCAAATTGATTTTCAGCTATTTTGTGAAGAGTTCCTTCAACATTATCTGAATCTTTTGTAAAAATAAAATAACTCATTTTTAAGTCCCTGAGTTTTCAAATATAACCAAAGCACCTTGTGTACCTGCAGAGCCAGGATTAGCTAAGTTTTGACCAGATTCCATACCCGCAGGATTTCCCGCAGATCCTGAATTTCCCCCACTTCCAAATGTGCCTCCAACAACAAAACTTCTGTTTGGATAAGTAAGAGATGCTCCAGGTTGAGTTCCCGCATTTCCTGAATTACCTGATTGACTATTTGGCCCATAAGCACCATTCCCACCATTTCCACCATTAACAGTGCCTACATTTGTAAAATTTGTTGCTCCTCCAGCACCTCCAACACCTCCTGAAGCAGGTCCGTAGTTTCCTGCATTACCTGGGGCACCCACAGAATAAGGTTGGGCAAACGGTTGAACAATTGGTTTATTAAAAAAACCAAAGCCTCCAGCTCCTCCGGGTCCACCCACATTGTTTTGGGTAGTGGATCCACCTCCACCACCTCCACCAGCTAACATCCAAACTGCAAGTCTATTTGCTGTTGGTGTTGCAGTATAAGTTCCTGGTGAAGGACCTACTGCAAATAATGTAGGTATCCCCATTCCAGCGCCCGCTGATCCAGAAGATGCAGCAGTAATTCTACCGTCAGCATCAACTGTAATTGTAGCCGAAGTATAAGTTGCAGGAGTTACTGCTGTTGCAATTAATTGATCTGCTCCAACAGAACCTGTTGCTAATTTTGATTGTGTAATAGTTGATTGTGCAATTTTAATTGCTGTAACTGCATTTGTTGCAAGTCTTGTTGTTGTTACTGCAAACGATGCAAGTCTAGCAGAAGTTACTGCAAATGAAGCAAGTTTACCTGATGTAACCGCTAAATTGGCAATTGAAGCAGAAGCAATTGTTCCAGATAACGTGCTTAAGTCTGCTGGGTTAATGTTTGTTCCGTCAGAATATAATATTTTAATTCCTTTATCAGTTGTAGACCACGTAGCACCTGTTCCGCTAACTGTTTTAAATTCTACTGTAAATGCACCTGTTGTACCGTTAGATACAATCCAAGTTTTCTCAATTCCATTTGGAACTGTAACAATTTGGTTTCCTGTAATTGTTCCTGATAATTTAATAACTATATTTCTTGCAACAGATAATGTTGGTGAATTTGCGATTGTTAAAGCTGTAGTTTGAGCACCACCTGCAATAGATTGTTCTCCATATCCAGCAATAGCTTGTTGAATTACGTTTAAGTTGTCATTAGTTTTATCACCCCAAGTACCAGCATTTTCGCCAGTGACCATTAATTCTATTTTGAGGTCTGTAGAATAACTTGATGCCATTTATGCTCCTATTTAATTAAATTAATACATTTATGCAGCTAAGTCAACTGGAGTCCAAGTATTATTGGCTCCTGTTTGTACTTCTGCCCATGCTGTAATACTAACAGATCCTACTGCAGTATTCAAGCGTATACCAGTTAAATCTACAACAGCATTACCAGTAATAGTTACTGAATTTATAAGGGTATTTATTTGAGACCCTGTAACGTCATAGCCAAATGCAATATCTACTTGACCTGCTGTTAAATTTATTTGAGTTCCTGTAACAGCTACATTAGCATCAGCAGTTGTTATTTCATTACCAATTAATACGTTAATTTGAGAACCTGTTACATCTGCTGTCTGAATAGTACCACCTACTGCTTGACCGACAGTTAAATTTATTTGAGAACCTGTAACCGATACATTTACATCAATTTGAACAATTACATTAGCTAAACCTTCAGTAATGTTTAATCTAAATCCAGTAATAGCTACATTAGCATCAGCAGTTGTTGTTACATTATTTAAATAAATTACTATATCATCATCTTCGTCTACGTTTACAGATTCATTACCGTCAGCATTAACATCAACAGGATGAACAATAGCAACTAGAGCTGTTCCAGTTACTGCAGCTATAACATCATCTTCTAGACCCCAAGGAACAATTCCCCAACCTCTAACTCCCCAACCAGCATTTGGTTGAATATCTGTTGTAACTGCACCTTCTGTTAAATTAATTTGATTTCCTACAAGACTGACAGGAGTATTTACTTCGGCGACAACATTATTTATTTGAGTATTTAATTGTAAACCTTGTTCAGTTACATCAGCATCAGCTTGAGTAGTAACTCCAGTAATATTAGTATTTAATTGTTGCCCTTGAACAGAAACAGCGACATCTATTGTTACACTTTGTAATCCGTAAAATACATTTGCTTGAAGACCTGATACTGCAGCAACGTCGCCTACAACTCCGTAAGTAAATTGTCCCCAAAGGTTAGAACCCCAACCAGTTGCAAAAACAAATTCAACACTACCTACTGAAAACGTAGCTGATAAATTATAACCACCAAAAGTTTCATCGCCAAAATTATCTTGGCCAAAACCTAAGATGCCAGGTGACGATACAGATACTGTTATGTCCGCCACCTGAGCCTCCTAAAAATTATGCGTTACCAATTCTTATAATTGCAGCGCTAGTTGTAAATGCTGGGAACTGAACAGTGAATGTTCCAGCAGTTGCGGTTTTGTCTCCGCCAAAGTCTAATACA